GAGAAGTTCCACCAGGTTAACACAACTGTGTTCTACGAGAGCAAACGTCTCGCCTAACAGTACCAAGTGGCCCGCTAAATAAGTTTGGAGCCCACCATCGCGGCTTTCTAACTTTGAGGAGGCCGCATGGCACTTGTTTCTGCATCAGATATCACCCACAGCATCGTCGCAGAGACGGTGTTTGGAACCACCCCAGTAGCATCTGCATCCCGCTACGCACTTCCAGTTGCGGCTGATCAAGCTCTGCTAAAGGCAGACGCTGGCATTATCGCTTCTCCTACCAAGATGCCAAACCGTGCAAGCAACGGCTCGCGTCGTGGTTCTCTGACCGTTGAAGGATCGGTTGACGTTCGCTTTATGCGCGCTCCGTTCATGGACGTTCTGCTCCAGAGCGCACTTAGCAACACGTATGCTACCAAGGTTCTCAAGGCCGGTATCACGGATAGCTCGTTTTCGGTCCTGACCTCCCTACAGGGTGGTGCAGCTGGCGCGCAGATGGTCAAGCAATTTGGCGGCTGCATGGTAAGCGGCTTTTCGATTTCGGCAAAGGCAAACGAGGAAGTTAGCTCTAGCTGGGACATTATGGGTCTCAACGCTACTAATCTAACTACCGACAACGCCCTGGCTGTGACCGCACTTCCTGCCGGTACTGTTGAGTTCCTGGGTACTGAACTGGCAAACATCACTGTTGCAGGTCAGACTCTCAGCGTTGCTGAACTTACCTTTGAAACCAAGCTGGATCGCACTCGTCGTTTCACCCTAACCAACAGCCCTAACCTAGCGTACGGCGTAAACGGCACTCGTGAAACAACTGTTACGGTCAAGGCATACCGCGATAGCTTTGCAATCGATTCTGCGGTTACCGGTCTAGCTCAGGCTGTGACTTTCGACATTGGCCCTACCAGCACTGGCTATCGTTTCCAGCTTCCAGCTGCATACGGCAACATTCCAACCGACGAACTTTCGGACGGTTCGGCCTTTGTCACGATCACTTTCACCGCTGGTTACGACAACACGTCTGGTACTGACCTTATCGTCACTCAGCTTTAAGTTAGCTGCAAGTCTAGTTCCTCTCCTTCTAGGCAGCTTTGGGTGGCCCGGTGCAACAGCACTGGGTCATTCCACTCTCAGAAACCTGCATTCGCTACTCAACTAAATATGTGTGCCGAAACCCCAGAGAGGAACACACAACATGAGTAAGTTTGCAATTCCACAGCGTTTTGAGTCCACCATTGCCGATGAAGGTCAGTGGTTTGAGGTTGTTGACGAACACAACAACACTTGGGGCGAGTTCCAGTGCCGCCTAATGGATCAGGACAGCCGCACCTACAAGCTGGCGCAAGAGCGCGTTCACACTCGTATGCAGAAGCTTCACCGTAACAAGCCAGTCGATAACGAAGTCCTGCTTCGTGAGATTTTCCTTGATGCGGTTCTCGTTAACTGGCGCAAGGTTCCTGGCGCAGATGGCAAGGACGTACCTTACAGTGCCGCCGACGCCCGCGAGTATTTTGAAGCAGAAGGCACCAAATTCGCTCTGCTGAACCTCATGGCCTACGCTCAGGACGTTGGTAACTTCCACAAGGCCGACAAGGAAGCAATCGCAAAAAACTAATCGACTTCTACGACTGGAGCAGTGGTGATGGCCCGTCACTGCTCGCAGGCGTGGAAGCCGGTAATCCATTTGCAATCGCTGCCGTCGAGAAGGCTCCGAAATGCGAGTGGCCGTACCACTACCATGCTTTTGGAGACCTCTCGACAGAGCGACAATACAGCATGGCCGCTGGCCCGATCCCCAATAGCGCGATCACGGCCTACGCATTCCAAGACCGGCTTACACTGGCAGAAACCGACGTTCTGCACTTTGTTATTCGCGCACTCGACAACCACTTTTTGGACAAGACGCGCAAGGCGTCCGAAAAAGTCGGCAAGTAGAGGGTCCACTAAATACTCACGCAACTAGCGGAGTATCTTCATGTCAGACGCCAACGCGGCAATTCGTATCGACATTATCGCGTCCGGCGCAGAATCAGGTGCCAAGAAGGTCAACGCCTCTCTTGATTCCATTATCCGCCGTGCAGGTCTTGGCGCATCAGCTAACGACAACCACGCTTCGAGCGTAAGGCGACTTGGCGATGCAATGGTGGGTACTGCCCGCGATGGCAATCTGCTTGCTCGCAACTTCGGCACACTGGACAATACCACAGCAGCGTTAGCCGGTCGCCTTGGTGGCTTGAACGGCACTCTCAGCACCCTGGCTTTTGCCGGGGCAAGCGCGGGCGCCCTCGCACTTGTGGGATCATTTACCGCAGCAGGTACGGCAGCAGCCCGCTATCAAGACGTGCTGGCAAAAATCAGCACGAACGTAGACACAACCATTTTCAACATGGATGCCCTTAGCGCAGGCATTCTCAAGCAAAGTGCTGCCTTCGGCGGTATGCCTGTTGATCAGGCCGAAGCTGCATACGACATCATTTCAGCTGGCGCAGGAAGCGCAGCACAAGCCCTCGACATCCTGAACGCATCCAACAACCTCGCAACCGGCGGCATGACCACGGTCGGCGTTGCTGCCGATGGTCTCACAAGTGTGATCAACGCCTACGGTGCAGAAGTCCTAAGCACCACTGCCGCCAGTGACGCGATGTTCATTTCGGCGCGTGACGGCAAGACGACGATCGATCAGCTGAGCAGCACCCTTGGTGGTGTTGCTCCTCTTGCTGCTGCCGTGGGTGTGTCGTTTGACGAGATAACAGGCGCTATCGGCGTGCTGACCAAGGGCGGTATCTCGACGAGCGAAAGCGTCACCGGCCTAAAGGCAATCCTGAGTTCGGTATCTAAGCCCAGCAAGGAAGCCCAGGATGCAGCTAAGGGCCTCGGTCTCTCCTTCGACGTAGCAGGCTTGAAGGCCAAGGGCTTGAAGAACTTTCTACAGGAAGTTGCCGACAAGACCGGTCACAGCACAGCCAAGATGGCAACGCTGTTTGGTGGTGTTGAAGCACTTGTTCCAGCACTCGCGCTTACAAGCAGGAACGGCAAAGACTTCGCCGCAACAATGGAGAACATGGCCAACAAGGCCGGTGCCACTGAGGCAGCTGTTAAGAAGATGCAGGATGGAAGCCCAAGCTTTCAAGCATCTCGCGTAACTGCAAGCTTTACTGCTGAACTAATCAAGATGGGCAACGCCATTGCGAGTGCGGCTCTGCCCGTAATGCGCTTCTTTGCCGATAACATGGAAAACATCTTCCGTGTCGCGAAGGTGGCTGCTCTGGGTCTCGGCATCTTCGGCGCTGCCGCAGTAGGAATGAAGCTGACCACGGCTGTTGGCCAGGTCATCGCGCTGCAACGCGCCCTTGGTGCCACTGGTACGTTCAGCGCCATTTTCGGCGCAGGCATGAAGATCGCTCAGAGCGCGATTAACGGCTTCACCGCTGCGCTTGCCGCTAACCCACTTACATTCCTCGCGGTGGCGATCACGGCTACCATCGCACTCCTGTACCAGTTCCGCGACAGCATCATGGTCACAGGCGACGGCGTAACGTCTCTAGGCGATCTGTTCCGCGCCGCATTCGAGATGATCGGACCGGCTATCAAATCCGCAAAGGACGCCGTGGTAAGCGCAGTCAGCGGCATGTGGGACACGATCAAGTCCGTGTTCGGCCGCATCGGTTCGTTCCTTTACAGCACGTTCCAGGGTCCGCTCGATGCTATTGGCAACCTGTTTAACAGCACCTTTGGTGATCTGGATTTCACGTTTGAAGGCGTCCTAATCGGCGCTGCCCGCGTAGCGGATCTGCTTGTCGGCGTGTTCCGTGGCTCACTCAACGCCATTGTGGCGCTGTGGGAGGGTTTGCCTGCTGCGCTCGGCCCAAACATCATGGGCATCGTAAATGGCGCTAAGACCCTGGTTACGGGCTTGTTCAGCGCGATCAGCAGCATTTGGAGAGCACTGGTCGGCTTTGGCCAAAGCGCCGTGTCTGCAATCAGCAGCGCATTCAATTCGGTCGCCTCGTTTATCGAGCGTTGGGCGAACAAGGCCATCGGCGCGATCAACAGCGTGATCTCTGGCGCAAATGCTCTTGGCGCTAGCATTGCTCCGCTTGCCACTGTGACTATCGGCAAGATTGAGCCTCCCAAGGTCAATAACACTGGCTTTGCAAAGCTAGGCACTGACATGGCGGCAGGCTTCAACGCCGGCTTCGGTCATGGGATTGAGAACGGGGTCAAGGGTCTCTTTGGCCGCGCTCGCACAATCGGCAAGAACCGCACTGGTGCTGGTGCAGCTACCGGTATTGGAAGCAGCAAGCCGACCGTCACAGGTGTGACCGACGATAGCGGCTTTGGAGACAAGTCTAAGGGCGGCAAGAGCAAGGCAGAGAGCGAAGCAGAAAAGCGCCAGAAGGCAGAAACCGACTTCTGGAAAACACTTAAAGACGAAGCGGACACCGCAAAGCTGCTTCCGCTTGCAGCAGAGAATCACCGCAAGGAACTAGAACTACAGAAGGCGCTAGGTCGTGAGCTAAACGATTCAGAGAGGAAGCGCGTTGATACCGCAATACAGGCAATCCGCACTGCCAAGTTCGTAACGGCTGCAAACGACAACGCGGCTAAGCTGGCGCGCGACAACTCCAACGAGCAAGAACTATTTGCCAAGCGCCTTGCAGGTTTGACCACAGAACAGGCCGAGATTGAAGGCAAGGTTCTTGGTTTCCGCAATAGCGCGCTTGACCAGGGCGTAGACATCGCAAGCGAAGCGTACCGAATTGCGGAAGCTCAGCTGCGTCTCACTGAATCCGAGGCGGCTTCGATCAAGAAGCGCAATGACCAGCTAAGCCAGGGCTTGAGTCTGGCACGCGAGTACAGCGCGACATTCAAGCGCACCGAGGCTGCTAAGTCGGATGCTGAAAAGCTTGCCGCGCTCGACACGGCTTACAAC